GCTTCCGTAGAACGGCGTTATATGCAGCGCTATATTGCTTCGGGAACTGGTGGCGCAAACATTAATAAGAAGCTTATTGGACAGCTTGGTGGTATGAATCAGTACGGCAACATAGAGTAAAAAAATCCCGCTTTTTACGGCGGGATTCAAGCATAACCAGAAAGGAGTAGCTAATGAATGTAAGCTACGGCCTTATCATACTACTTAAGCCGCCAAATACGCAAGCCATAAACCCCTTTATTTACAACAACCCTGCTTCTAATCTTGTAATTTAGCCTTCCTGCTACCTTCATAACCTCAGCCAACGCCGCCTCCGTATCTAAACAAGGAATAAAAAAGCTAGCGCCGACTATAAACTTAGTCCAGTTAACTCTGAAGCTGAGCCCGTGGATCAACATCTGGTACTTGTTTTACGGATTCTATGAAGGTATCTGTATCAAGGAAATGCCCTTTACTCAGGTCAAATTTGTAGGCATCTACGGGAGACGAAGGGATTTTAGTACCCTTAGACAGGCGCTTTTTAACCTGCCCAAGATAGATAGCATCCGCTGCCAAACCCTTTAGTACATCCTTAAGAGTAATCTGATTCTTAGAACAATAGCCCCGTAGTTGTTTAGCATTGATATACAGAAGCTTATCGTCTGGCTCTATCCTCACAAACAAGTCATTGAACTTAGGTTCCACAATTGGTAATTGCTCCATGCCTGTGCGTCCGTCTACCTTAGAGTTAATTACTAAAGTTGAAGCACGGTGCTCATTCATAAACTCGCCAATCACACTAGACTGATTGCTAGCAGTCGGCGCTTTAATCTCAGAACGCATAGCTTTAACTTCATTAATAGCCCAGCGATAGACACGTCCAATATCAAAGTCAGGGATAATACCTATGTCCTTAGCAAGCAGTGCACCAGCAATGTTACATGCAACAACTGCAGACCAGAAACGCTCACGATTAGTTAAGCCAATCTCTTCATCAATCTTTTGTTGGACTTGTAATACGGTGCTAATTGCATCTTCTAAGTTACCGACTAAGTATTTAATATACTCGTGCCCAGCATGACCATAATGAGAATAAAGCTTATTAAAAACCACGTCGGCTTCTTCTTTAGAAATCTTATCAGTCATCTCAATACGGTACTCAAACAGACGCATGAACTCGCCGTCCGGTGTAGCTTTTAACGCAGCTAGCTTATCTTGAAAAGACGCATTAGAACTGCACAAGGCCATCGTAGCCCACTTTGTTAGGTTAACCCTCTCGGCGTTAGAGTGCTGCTGCATACGGTTCTTACCACGACCCTGTGAAATGCCATAAGCTAAGTCTGAGAAATGATCTCCTGATAGCTTTGTAATCTCATCAATCGTTACAGGCAAGTTATTCATGATACCCAAACGATGAATCATAGAGTTCATAGTATCTTTCCATTGGAGCATTAGCTCGTCAGGGTGACCATAAACGCTGTTGCACATCTTAAGGATTGTAGATTTACCTGTGCCTGAGGTGTTGTTTACCAAATTAATAATTGCACCACGCAGATTTAAATGCTTAAGTAACGGGGCACCAAATGCGGTAAAGAACCCAAAAGCGTGTGGTTCAAAACCTTCTTGGTTATATATGTTAGCAACTTCCTGCCATTCTTTTAATGAACCTTTTGGGGTCATCCAGTTAGCCAAGCTTCCTGTTGCGCTTGACGGCGGGCTGTATGTATCTTTATCTGCAGTAATCTCTCTATCACCAAGAATAAACTCAGCGTTATCATCAGTCCAACCGAACTGAGTTCTCATAATTTCTGTCCTTTCTCTGTGCTGGAGATCCTTAGCTGCGGTAATCAAATAAGACATAATGTTATCCATCTGCTTTTTTGGTCCGTATATGCTATGAAATCCAAGCTTTTGTTTTAATTGCTCAAATGCCATTAATTCTGTGGCTGGTAATGCAAACTCTTTAACTCCGTCTTGTGGGAAATGTGCACGAATCCAAACGCACTCGCCCCTAGCCGGGTCATGCAAACGCTTCACAATATACAAATCGTGTTCATATATTAAGTCGGCGTCATCTTCTTCATCTATTGCTTGTCTGTAGACACCACCATTCTTACCCCTAAAGTAGGGGAATGGAAACTCGGGTACTTTGAATACTTCTTTTGTCCCATCAGCCGCTTCTTGAATAATTGGATCATCCTTGGCAGCGGCGGCAATTTCAGAGCCGAGCAATATCGGAGAAGTAATCTGACCCTTATGCGGACACTCGGCACACCCGGTTGGGTTAAGTTTCTCGAAAGTCGCACACGTGTAAGGGCCCTTTGTCGATAAGGCTTTCTTTTCAGTTTCCTGCGCCGAATACTGTGGGTGATTTTGTGAAATGATGTGTATTGCTTCATCTGCATCTACACAATGGGCGGCAATAGATAGTCCTGCTCTCCATAATGGCTCCTCTATATCTGCTTGGTTAATAGCAATATGCTCTAGCTGCGGGCATCCCTTGCCTTCTGTAGTCTTCATCATAATAGTGCGGAACCGACTTTGACGATTGCTCATCGCAGCTTGGGTCATAGCACTTAACTGACGGGGTATGTAGTCAGGGGCAATCAAGACTCCGATGGTGGCTTTTATATCCTCGTACGGTGTCTCAGGTGCAATATGAATAATGCTTACAGGAAGTGGTGGGTCTTGCTTAAAGTTAAGTGTCTCAGGCACCCTTAAAATAGATGCGCTCTCGGCAGTGCGTGATGGGTCACCTCTAAAGCCATGCTCTTCACACAAAGCTTTAAGGCGGTCGGCGACGGGTTTCCAATCGGAACGGCTGATAGTCTCTGCCAATCTCCAATACGCATGAATACCACGACCGGAATTTACTATCGTAGGTAACGGTAGCATTACAGTTTTACAAAACTTTTTGAGCTCTGCTAAACCGGTGGCTTGGTCTATGTAACCTTTGCCAGTTAAATCTTTATCAGGACCACAATCAACGTCTAACCAAAAAGATTTAAAGTATGCGCTGTTCTTTTGTGTGCGACCATCTTCATCGTTTTCGTACTTAGCACACGCAAAGTAAACGTCGTACTTATCTACTAACAGTTTATCTATTTCCGCCTCTGCCTCAGCAACGGTTTGGATAAATACCTGTTTTGGATGCCCCTCTTGTTTTAAACCGACAATGCAATACCACCCTTCTGGGGAGAGCACTGCATTTAATAAATCTGTCGTTGCCATATCACCTCAAAATCCGAAGAAAGGAAGGGCAGCAGGGGGGTCGGCATCCCCCTTTTCGTTCCGTCAAACTAGCTGCCCCGGGGGTAAACTACTTAGCTAATAGCTTCTCTATCTCAGTAGCCGTAGTCTTGTGCGGGTTCACAATGCCCGTAAACCAGTTGTAAACAGTCATGCGAGATACACCAAACTTTTCCGCAATCTGTGCAACTGGAATATCGGCGGCAATACAATATCTACCTAGCTTAACTCCAATATGCTTAGAGTTGGCAGCTTTGTTTGCCTTTACAAGACGATAACTATAGCCTCTTAAGTTCATACTTTTTCTTGGCTCCATCCGCTCATGATTGACTCAAGGTCTTTCTTAGGCGCCGGTGCTTCAGCTTTCTTCTCAGGACGCTTCTTCGGTTCAGCAACTTCTTCTACTTCAACAGTAGCTTTCTTTGGTGCAGCTAATGCAGCAGGCTTATCAGATTTAGTAAATGTAAACTCTACTGCTTTCTTAGCTGCTGGAGTTTCGCCTTGACGCTTAGCTACTTCCCACTGCTCTTTAGATAAAAACTTTAAAGGTTTAAAGAACAACTTAGCAGTATCGCTATCAGGATCAAAACGCAGTTCTGTATTTAAGCTATTTAAGTTGTAGCCTTGTGAGCCAACGTATTTAGCATACTGCTCAAATGGCATGTGGGTTAAATCACCTTTACCAAAGATTGACTTAGATGCAAGTTGTAACTGATAAACATCTCCGCCAACATCATCAGCAAGAGCAACAGCAACCCTGCGGAAATGACGACAAGCACGGCTTCCACCAGCACCGGATCCTTTAACGTTCTGCGGACATTCAGTGCAATTATGGTGCTGAGGATCCTCAACTGTAGCATCAGGCGTAACGCCGTTATTAGACCAGCAATCTGGAATTGTAGCATCTTCTTTCGGATTGTAAGCTTTAGCATAAAAAGTCCTTGATACATCTCTTGCGGCATTGACGATAACTACATTTAACGAATCGCTATTACTTGTTAATACTTCTTCCCCATTGACAACCATACGGAATTTGCCGCCCCGTAGTGAGATACGCTTGCTACTATTGCCACCAACTAACGCTTTGGTTACAGCATCTAATTCGACGTCTTTTAGATAGTCGGGTAAATCTTGATTAAATAGAGTGATTTCACTCATTTGCTTCTCCTTACTGTTATTGACTGCTCTGCTTCCACATTTAACCCGAGCGGAAGCATATCGGGGTTTTCTTCTAAAAACTGCTTGATATTTGTTTGATGTATACGACGCTCTAGTAACTCAGGTATGTTATGCTCAAACATGAAAGCGTAAAACTTCTCCCAATCGTTAGTCCAATAACGTTTTTTAACGGACTGCATAACTGTTCCATGCGGCGTCTTAAGGCTTGTTGCCCCTGTAGACTTACATACATCAAGCATTTGTTGCTCAAGGACTTCTAGCTGAGATGCAAAGTCGGCTTCAATCTTGTCGGCTTCTTTCCTAGCTTCGTCTCTTGCGTCTCTAATCTTTATATAGACTTCGACGATTTTATCGACTGTTATATCTGACATACCTTCCTTTCTTTGTTTACGAATCTTTGTTCGTTAAATAATATTACAACTAAAATTTTAATTTGTCAACTATCTTCTTCAACTTCATTTTTATATAGGTCGATTAGTTTATCATGAACATTAAGTTTATTTTGCAACATTGCATATAGTCTTGTCTCTACGGGAGAACCCTTAATATGCACGATTGTCATTGGGTTTTTTTGTCCTTGCCTGTCGATACGGGCATTAGCTTGCAAATATGTTTCAATTGATGTAACGGGCGCATACCAAATAATTGTATCGGCTGCAGTTAGGGTAACCCCGTGTGCGGCAGCTTGTGGCTGAATAATCAAAACCTTGGGGTATGGTGTTTCTTGAAACCGTTTAAAAATATCGGTTCGTTTGTTTACGGGGACGGCTCCATTGATGATATCGCAGATAATACCTGCCCCTCTCAAATGCTCACTGAGTAGTTCTATTGTATGAGTAAACGGTACAAAAACAAGGACTTTTTGGCTAGACTCATTGATAACTTCTTCAACAACTCTGAGACGGTTAGACACATCAAACTCAATAACAGCACCGGTGTCAGAGTAAACAGCGCCACCAGAAATCTGCAGTAATTTATTAATATTAACGGCAGCGTTAACTGTGCTGATCTCTTCCCCCGCAGCCACCATGAGCATCTCCTTTTTGAGTAGCTTATAGAATTTATCTTGTTGGGGGGTAAGTGGGGCTTCTCTATATACATGGGTAACATCCGGTAGGTCTAAGCATTCTTTTTTAGTAAAGCGAATAGCTGGCTGAAGTGCACGATAAACTACTTCGCTTGCGGTAGGTTTTGGCATCCATTTAAATTTGCTTATGTTAATCATGGTTTGGTCTCGAAAAGCCCCAAAGAATCTTGGTACTTTATCGGGCACGCACATTTTGGCTAAGCCGTAGGCATCGGTTGGACTTTGAGCTGCTGGTGTTCCAGTCATCATCCATAGCCAAGTGCTTGGTGTTATTAGCTTATGGAGAGTCTTCCATCGTTGAGTAGTCGGCGTTTTATATGCGTTAGCTTCATCAACAATGATTAAATCAAACCCGCCGTTTGCAATGCTGTCGGCGACGATTTCAACTCCGTCATAATTAATAACGACAAACTCGGCATCGCTTTCAATGATGGCTTTGCGCTTGAGTCTATCTCCGTACGCTATGGCTACTTTGCGGTGAACCGCAAACTTAAATAAATCTGCTTGCCACGCTGACTGCATAATCGACAAAGGGCATATGATTAAAACCCTGCTGATTAGTTCTTGTTCTATTAAACAATCTGCCGCCCATATAGCTGATGCAGTCTTGCCTGTGCCTTGCTCATTAAAGCAGAAGGCTCGTTGATTGGTTGCTAAAAATATTGCTGTTTTTCTTTGGTGCTCCATTGGCGGGTAAACCCCAGGCCAAGAATACACATTAGGTTTTTCCATGCTTTGGTTTGTTTTGCTTAACTGTGTGGTCTGAGTTTCTGCTAAAGGAACGGTTAGCGCTTTTTGACTTAAGTTTAAGGTTGCTTGGGGCGTTTGTTCCGCCTTTCGAAAGAGGGATAACATGGTCAATATCCTTGCCCTTCCTGTCTACGCCCTTCTTGTCCATCGCATAGCGGGCTCTCTCCCGAGCATTGCGAGTTGGCTGCTCCCCCCGCTCCTTCTGCTGCTGGTATTCTTTCTTGTAGGGGCGTGGTTTGTTCATATAGGGCATAGCGGTCTTCCTCTTTATGGAAAATGTAGAGACTTCCGTCTCCTAATAACACGTATTTTGGCATATTTTCAGCATTTTTGCCATACATTTCCTCAATAACAAGGTCTAAATCTATTTCTACCATACCTGCAAATGGGATTGGTTCTAAAGACATGGGGGCGGCTCCTTTGGTTTGCCAGGTACATGGTCGTATGCGGGATTATCCCAAAACTTGCTATTGTTTGATATGCCAAGAACATCAGGTTCCTCAGGAATTTCTCCTGTAGGTCTATCTTTTTTATGGGAGCTTCTCCATACCACAAATATAGTCTCAGGATGCTCGCACTTCTTTTCTTTTAGCATCTGTATTTTGTATTCATGAGTGCAGTCTAAACAATAATTTAAGGGGTCAAATGGCTGATTAGTCCTTTGCACTTGAAACATGTAATCTTGATGCTGCTCTTTACTTTGAAAGCAGGGAGGATACCAGTCAGGGTTATGTCGTTTGATACTAATTATTGGTCTATCGCTCATTTGTTTTCTCCAGTCTAGCAATTTCACGGTTGATATACCACACCGCCTTCTTTAAATCTTCTAAATGTTTGCCCTTTAAAGCAGCACGCCAAATATATTTAATAGCATTGCCAAGATTAAAATTCATATGCTCAGTAATTTGTATGCACTCTATACCCGATGG